TCATTAGGTGTTGTATCGTGAATCCACAATTGCCCATATCCTGCAACATCAGCACCTGCATCTGCAACTTCTTTTATTAAAAAACTACCATCAGGTTCAAATTTTAAATGAGCATTTGCTCCAGAATCATCAACTGTTGAGATTGTAGTAGCTCCATGATTTGCTGTCATTATTTTTAAGTAGTCAGCTGTATCTCCAGGGTATTTCAAGTAAAAAATTGAAGATAGGCTACTTCCTGCAAAAATAATCACACTGTTAAGTGTTCCAAGTCCAGTAGTAAATGAAAAACTTATTTTAGGTGCTAGAGTATCACCAGCTCTCAATTCAAGTGGGCCATCAGCAAGTAATTCTATTTTTGCATTATATCCAACTCCAATTCCAGATGCTGCATCTACGGTTGACAAAGTGGTTTTACCATGTTCATCTACATATATATTAAAATAATCATCATTTGAATCTCCTCCCAATTCGGTCATTCGCAGTTGACTATATGCTCCAGCTTCTCCTCCAAATGAGAAGAATTTATTTGATGCTCCATCTACTATTCCATTAAAACCATTGACTTCGCCATCAGTGACTTTTATATCAATATCTCCTACTATAGTATCCAGGCTTGTAATAGTTAGGTCGCCACTAGAATAAGTAACATCAGATAAGTCATTTAAACTGTCAACATCATTCGATTCTGTTATAACTTCACTTCCGTTATATTTTAAAGTTCCATCTATACTTACTTCATCTTTTGATATTGCAATAGGAGTTTCTTCTTCTCCTATCATAACTTTTTTTAGCGAATTATCAAGTTTTAGTCCTTGGATGAGTTTAAAAGCATTATCAATTGATATACTTCTATATATTCTATCTATTCTTCTTTTTAACTTATCAAGATCCACTTCTATCCATCAGATTTTAGGCCCTTTACGAACCCATCAACGGCAGCTTTTACTGTGTTGTTTAGAAGATCCACAAAATATGGTTCTATAGTTTTGTTCCAGAGGCCTTTACTGAATGACCACTTGGATAGTCCGAGTGTAGCGATTGTTCCTAGTCGATAACAAAAGTTATTAACTAGCGAATATAATTTTTCATTTGGTATTAATTTAAGAACCCACAGTGCTATAGCAGATGAGCCACCACCAATTAAAAGTGTTAAATTGTCCATTTATACCTCCTATGGTATTTGTTTTATTAGGTTATTATTTAAACGAACAAGTCCTTCTGGAGGATCTGTTCCTTCAAATGTTATTTTTAAGTTTGCATATTGATTTCTTTTTGGAAGTATACTTGCTCCTAAATCTGCACCTATAGCTCCTGCATCTTCTTTGCAAAATATTCCACCACCTAGTTTGGATTTTCTTTTTCCAAACGAAGATAGCTTGACTTTAAGGTCCAGGGTTAGTTCTTTTATTTTTATTGAACTTTGTGGAGCTAAAGTTACAAGAGGAATATTAACTTTTTGCTCTTTTCCATTTTCTCCAGGAATTAAAATCTCCATGCATTCTGGTTTACCTTCTTTATCAAAAAACTTACTTAATCCTTCGATGTGTTGGTTTTCAGCTAGTGCCTGTGCTTGTACCACTGCATCGTATAGCCCTTTTGTTAGGTGATCTAAGAATCCACCCTTTTTATATTTACTTTCCATCTGAACTATCTGATGATGTTCCTTTGCCTATGGAATTATTCAACATATCCAATACTTTCATCAGTCCTTCAGGTTTCTCTTGTTTTCCTTTTACTGAAACTGAGTATTTAGCTGATGTATCTGAACTTCTACTGTTCTCACTATGATGTGATACTTTGCCAGTGAATGAAGCACTATAACATCCGAACCCTGCTTTAGCAGTTAGTTCAGCACTCGCATCTGTTGATGACTTACTTGCAGATTGAGCAGATACTTCCATTTGGAATTCTATATCTATACTATCTACGCATAGCGAAGGAATATTGATAATTGATAATAACGGAACATCTAGAACTACTTCTTTTGTTCCATCTTCATATGTAAAAGCTACCGACTTTGTTTTTCCATCTTTGTCCATACCAACTTCAGTTATAAAGTTAGTAGTTGTAGCTGCTAGTGATTTTTGTCCTTCTGCTGCTGCGACCAATGGAGCTGATATTAGTGTTTCCATTGGTAGACCATTAAATTGATTAACTACTGAATTTGAATCGGCCATTATGCCCTCCTTTTTTTATTTAAATTGATAATTTATGCCTGTTGTTATTTCATATTGTTCTTTGAAAATGTCGAGATAGCTTCCTTCTAAAAAGACACCAAAAGAACCAATTTTATATCCAAGCAATAATCCTATTTCATATTTTAATTCGTCAACAAATGCATATTCTGTTATGCCTTTACTTATTGGATATATCGATGTCCATGTATGGAAATAAAAAGGATCATTGCTCCAATTATAGTCCAGGCCCAACACTAGTGACACTGATCCTTGGTAATCAAGGGCATCTATTTTATCCTGGTTGTAGTTCCTTATAATTTCTGGTAGATGATATTGCGAGAATTCAGAGTCAGATGTTGCTACTTGGTTTCCGTCTGGATCTTCCCAATAATAATCTAACTGTTCATAGTAATATTCCCAGTATCCTTCTTCTGTATACGGATCTGTTTCAATCCATATATAATAACTATCGATTATTCCGTTGTTGTTTAAATCATTCAATGGGTATGTATAGTCAGTGTATCCATATTCATATGCTAAATCCCACCAATTTTGATCGTAGTCAGCATATGCATCGTAACCAAAAGCAGGATGACCTAATAAAGCGATTCCTGTACTTATATCAAGACCTTTTACTGACTTCCTATACCTTATGTCGCCTGTGAAGAATTCAAGCCTTCTGCTATCGATTTTATAATATTTAAATTTATAAACTAAATTCTTTGTAGAATTTCTTATCCAGAATTTTGAATCAGTATATTCAAATCCATTTATTTTAACATCTGATATGTTAATTAAATACTCCCATCCTGGAACAGATCCAATAAATGCTTTATCTGTTACTGCTTCTTCTGTTCCGTCATAAAATTTTTGTTTCTTCTGGTATTCAAATCTAGCAATTTTTCTTATGCCTATTGTCAGCGAATAATTGTCATCGATATCATGCAACGCATTCGTCTTTTGGTGTGGTGTGGTCAAGTTATATGATAGGTATGTTGTTGAGTATTTAAGAAAATCACTCGCTGAGAACAGGTTTCCTACGGCTAAAGAAATTATTATTATTTTAATCATTAAAACTTACTTCCTATATTTTTTTCCACTTTTATTAATCTTTGCTCTAGTTTTTTTAGTTCTTCTATTTCTACTTTTAGTGCTTCCATATTTTTTTGGCATTCTTCTACTCCCGATAGATCTACTTCTGGTATTTCTATCTTTTTATTTTTAAGTTCATTTAGTTCTTCTTTTATATAAACCAAGTCAGATGCTAGAGGTTGTAGTGATGTTGATAAAGATTTTAATTCATCGAATGTTTCATCGTATTGTTCTAGCTTATATGATATAATTTTTAAATCGCCCATCTCTTTTATTTCTTCGAGTTCTTCTGCAAGGTGATTGTGTTCTAATCTGTTAGGAGAGTTCTTACTTGAAAGTTCTTCAATTTGTCCTGTTATGCTGAAGTATGTTCCACAGGCAGAAACTATAACCGTTCCCATAGTTATTAAAAATTTTAAGTCAAATGTGAACTTGCTGTTTTCTCCTATTTCTGTTGCAGCCATAGTTTTCTTTTCTCCTGTTTGATATTTTTGAATTGCTTTTAGAGCTTGGTTGAGTTCGGTCCTGGTAATGAATCCCAGGTCCAAGCAACATTTACCGAACTTATTCCCTGATACTTCATGTTCTAGTTCTGCTTTTTCACGTTGCTTTTTTGTAATAATATTTTGTTTTAATAAATAATCCCCAATATTCACTCATATTCCTTCATTTATATTGGCCATACGTTCTGATAATTCTTTGGCCCTGTTTGGTGTTTGCTTAGCCCATAGGGAATCAAGCATCTCCAAGCTACATGCTTTCCAGTTTTGCTCTTTTAGATAGTGTATAGTTTTTTTAAATTTTGAGAAGCCATTTAATCCTAGCTGATACACCATATTTAAAACTATATCTTTTGCTTCCTGTGGTAAAGATTCAAACCATCCGAATCTTCGTGTTACTGCTACTTCTTTTCTGATTAAAAGCCTTTTTAATATTTCATCACAAATATCTTCATCTAATTCTAAAGCAGACACCAAAAAACCAATTCCTATAGTTTCTTTTCCTAGGTGATCAAGGTATACCTTTTTAGAATAGCCTTCGTGCTTTTTAATATCATCTATTAAAGACATTTACTTATATTCGATGTGAAGTATTAGATCAATGTCATCTGCTGCATATGTTGGTGTTGTTGCAGATGTTAATATACCATGAACATATACACTTGTTGAATCTGATGCTGCTTGTAAGAACATTAAAGGGCTGACATTTTCTCCTGGCCCACTTCCAGGCAGTATTTGATGTATTCTTGCATTATCTATATCTGCATCTGTTTGTGCTTGATTGGCAGTGCATCTTGCATAACCACAAATATTTAATGCTTCTAAATTTGCATCACTAATATTAGCAGTTTCATTTATTGTTCCTAACGCTGTATTACCTTCAGAGAATATTAATTGAATATCTGAATCAGCTATATCAGATTGATCTAAAATATAAGCAGCAACTAATCTTGAACAACCACCGTTTCCTCTCACTGCATTAGGGATTTCAGTTGCTACAAACAGAACATCATCTTCTTGATATTGAGCAGTGGATAGTGTAGGAGTTACTCTTACTATCGCTAAATCATTATAATTATTTGCCATCTTTTACTCCCTTTTTCTTTTTACTTTTTTTAACTTTTTCTTTTAGCGATGATCCATCTTCTTTGCATTCTTCAAATTTGCTTTTCAAATGTTCTAGGTATTCTGCTTTGTGGACCTTAGGATCATAAGTTACAACATAGCCTGTTGCTTTTTTAAACCATTTTAATGCCATTTTTTTCTCCAGATTTATGCATTAGGGTGATCTTAATAGACCACCCTGTCTGCGATTTTAAGTTACTAACTATTATGAAACATCTGATGTTAAGCTAACTGCGAATAAGTCTTTTATTTCAACTTCTCCCCAGAAACCAGTTGCAACATATTCAGTCAATCTTGCACTTGCATCTCTTTGTGTTTCGATTCTGATTAATCCATCAGCACCGATACCGAGACCGAATGCACCTTTACTAAATGCACAACCTTCCTCATCATCTCCAGCTATTTCTGTGATCTGTGGTGAATGATAAACATCAAAGCCACCGAATCTAGTAACAAATCCATTTAATGCTATTTCTGTTCCTGGAGCATTATGTCCGAATAAATTAGTAGCAGTTGGAGCTGCAGCACCCTGGATTAAAGGTCTTATGCCTTTTGCACCATATGTTTGCTTTGATCCTAATGCTAAATTATAAGGAGCAGGAGCAGAATTAGCATTCAAGTTTCTTAGGCATTCAAATATATGAGCTAGTGTCAGTGTTGTTCCTGCACCACATACATCTGTTCCTAAAGAACCAGCTGCGAATAAGTTTGCAATATCATCATCTAGCTTTGCAGCTACAGCATTTCCAATAGCCTGACCAGCTGTTTCTGATAATGATCCAGCACCATATCCTGATTCTGCCAAATCTGTTATGTTCACTTGTAATACATGTTCTGCTATAGTAGCAGTTCTAGCAGCAGTAGCAATTGCTTGTGCTGTTGTGTCTGCACCTTCACTTGGTGTAGCAACATCTCCTGCACCTGTAATTGTCCAGTCTGTAAATTCTACAGCATTTGCACCTTTTACTGCTTGTTTTGAAGTAATTAAAGGTAAGAATACATTTACCTTGTTAAAAGCAACAACAGCATCACCGAGAGTTTTTCCTAAACCACCAGCTACTGTTGAAGTTGTTGAAGCACCGTCACCCCATGCCATATCATCTTCTCCTATTTATAAATGTCTTTCAGCTGCCTTGTCTGGCCTTCATTTTGACACCAACCGACTACGGTTTTAGGTTTTGTTGTAAGGTTTTTTCAAAGTTCCTTTTCCAAATCCTCCAAAGGTTCCAATAGAATTAGTAGATTTGCCCTGTGATCGCCTATG